AAAGCGTGGCTGCGGCCTTTGCTGTCCTCCCGGCGCTGTATCAGACCGGGTCTATGGTCCTGGAAGCAGGATTTGTACACCCGTGCTTGAAGCAGCCCGAGGACTTGGCGAACGAGCGAGTGGCGGTGTACTTCTCTCCGGAGGAGGAAACGCCTTTCTGCAGGTTTACCACTGTCCTTGAGGGATGGGGACATTTTGTCCACAGTCTGATCCTGTGGGCCTGGACTGCCTGTGTGAAGTTCTACACTCCGGTAAAGCTATCTGATTCCGGAGCGTTGGAGCTGGCAGTTCTGCGACCCATGGGTTGGCTAATGGCTACCATTTTCACGCTTACGTTTGTGTTTGCGTCTGCGTTCGGAGTTTCCACTCTCTTACGTACGGCGCAGTATATTTTGTGGCGTGTCCTAACGCCCGCCTGGGGCTCTAGAGCCCCCAAGTGGGTGGGCAAACGGGATACGATCGCTGATCTGAACGGTTGTCTTGCCTTTGATAAGGATGGGCCGTACCTTTCAGTCCCCTGCCTCCCTGGAAAGAGGATACGGCTGAAACACGGTTCATGGGGAGAGGCTCTAGCAAAGCTCTCCACCGCAGCTCCCGCTGACTGGCGGGAGTCGCGACTTCCAGGCAATCCAATCGAGAAGATAAACGAGTTACCGTCGCACTTGGTGAGTATTGCTTCCGCAAGGAGGCCGCACGAACCGATTGCGATGGCTTTCCGGCTTGATGACGGCTCTGGTAAGTCGATGTTGTTCACCGTCGCCCATGGGGCGCGAAGTGCACTCGACTGCGCAGACCCGGTACTGGTTCGGGGAGAGTGGTCCGTACCGCTCGATCCGAATTGGCCGTGTTTGTACTTTTCCTCTCAGCACGCACTCGACATCATTGGGATTGAAGTCCCCAGTGGAGTTTGGTCGTATTTGGGTGTGAAGACTGCCCGAGCTGACTCCAAGCCCCCAGAGAAGTGTTCTGTTCGCCTCTATGGTTTCGATGGCCCAACGGCCGCCATGTCGTTGGGTTACGCCCGGAGTGGGAGGAGCTTTGTGTTCACCCATTCCGCGTCCACCGAGGCTGGATGGAGCGGCACCCCGTTGATGCGCAACGGAAAAGTTATTGGTATACACCGCGGCTCCTGTCCAAGCGGTTCATCCAACACTGGTGTCGCACTCCAGCCACTACTGCACGTCAACGAGTCTTGGGACCAGTCCAAGGCCTGGAACCGTGTGGCTGAAATCGATGGTGACTATGATGAGTTCGATCTACTTCTGCAGGGCCGGAAGGCACGAGTGCGAGCCTCTAGAGGCGAGTACTCTGTCCGTCCGGACTCTACCTGGGAGTGCCGTGGCCGAAAATGGTCTGACTGCGTGGACGAGGATGACGATGAGTTGCCCGCGTTTCCGCTGTTTGAGTCACGCAACACTGGAAGGAGCCGTGTGATGGAGTCTGTGGTCGATGAGGCGTTCGCCGAAAGGCGGACGTCTTCCGAGTTTGGGGTCCGTCGCAATCTGACGACGATTAGCGCGGATGCAGAGATGCATTCGCGCGCAATTCGCGCGGCGGCAGCTGCGACGCTTGCGTCGTTCGAAGAATCGACTTCTAACTCGGGAAATGCGGAGGCCTCAGTTCACTCGGCTGGGGTTACTCACAACTCTCACATCTTGGAGAGTACGAGTGGCGCGAACAAACCCCCGTCTGGGTCGACGGATGGGAAGAGTGTGGACACAGTTCCTGCTCCTTCCACTCGCCGGCCGCGCCAAAAGAACAAGAGCTCTGGTCAAAGGAGCTCGGGTTCGCCTGGCCAGGCCGGGGGTCGACAGCAGAAAAGCGGAGCTTCAGTATCCAAGCAGCCAAGCGTGCCCAAGCGCACGACGAAAGCTGGGAAGGACGCTGCGCCCGAGCAAAATACACAACCTTCCTCGAAGACTTTGCAAGCAAGAGTCGACAGCATTCATGCAGAGCTGACGAGACAGCGAGTCTCTTCGGAGAGTGGAGCCAAGGCCTATACTCTCCTGAGGGATTTGCTCTCTTACGTGATGCGTTGCGAATCGAGACAAGCGTAAACATGGACGCCTCACCAGGCGTTCCATGGATGAAACTTGCTTCAAGTAACGGCGTACTCATGCGGGAATATCGAGGGATTGTTTGGGGGTGTGTGATGCGGAGGTTAAAAGCTTTGTGTACATTACAGTGTGTAGAGATGACGGCTGAAGAGCTAGTCAAAGCAGGATTGTGTGATCCCATAAGGATCTTTGTCAAGAACGAGCCCCATTCCTCCAAGAAACTGGAGGAAGGCCGTGTGAGATTGATTATGTCGGTCTCCATCGTGGATCAGATCGTAGAGCGGGTGCTCTGCTCCGAGCTGAACTCGAAGGAGATCGCGTCGTTTCACCGGCTACCTGTCAAACCAGGTATGGGCTTTAGTCAAGAGAAGGTCGACCTCGTCGGTGCCTATCTCGGTTCGTTCGGTGAGCTTGTCTCATCGGACGTGTCGGGGTGGGACTGGTCGGTGTCCGCGGCCGAGCTACGGTTCGACGCGTTGCGCCGGGTAGGCGCCGCCGGGGTTTCAGTGGACCACCCATATGCACGGGCACTCCTTGCCCGATCCGTGTGCCTAAGTCGCTCAGTAATTGCGTTCTCTGACGGCCTCATGCTTGCTCAGCGTTGGGACGGCGTGCAGAAGTCCGGGTCTTACAATACCTCTTCGGGTAATTCGTGGATCCGGGTCGCTGCTGCGCGTTATTCTGGTGCTGGCTGCGTGTGTGCAATGGGAGACGATTGCGTTGATGACGGTACTGACCCCAAAACGATGGCCCAGCTAGGCCATCCGATTAAGGAAAGTGCTGTCATTGACGCGTCGGACCCATCTTGGTTGGCGGACGTGGACCTCTGGCCGAGCGAGCTGAGAGACGACGTACGCAGGGTGTTGTTGAGGTTCTCTTGGGAGCCCTACGACGCCTCTCTGGTACCGACAGCTGACTTCTGTTCCCACTGGTGGTGTAAGCTACCAGCGAGTGGACGGACAGTTGTTGTTTATCGGGGCTGGCGCAAGTCTTTGTTTAGGCTCGCGTGCGCGGTGAAAGATAGGGATGTGCATATGCAGGAGTTTATAGGCTTAATGGCGCGCAGTCCTGCGACGCCGCACTGTGTGGGCATGTTGTTGGACAGCGGATGGTGTGATGATTTCCATTTGCTGTAGTTCGCGCTATAGTCATCAGGTTGCCAATGAAATGCGGGCATAAACGCTACCTACTGGCATGAAAGGGACCATCCATCGATGCGAGGGGCGCCTTGAGCGGGCGCCCGCGCGGAGGCCGGGCTACCGCCCGGCGTTTGCGGGATGTCACCTGTGTAAATCTAACCATGTTGACCTCTGCCTCCGGGACTCGGGTTGCAGTCACGCCTCAGGGCCGGGCTGGAACCAGGAGAACGTTGGCGAGCGAGTGTATGTTGCGGGACCGGCACGTCTCGTGGGCGTTCGGCCTTCGCGCGACTCGTGGGCGAGTGATCCTCTGGAGCAGGGTCGCGCCTCGACGCACTCTCAATCTTCCTAGCGGAGCGGCCATAGACATCTGGCTTAACCGCCGTCTCCCTACGTTGGGCCGTAGGCCATCTAGATCTCTGGAAACAGGTCTCGGTGGTAGCATTACGTAACGGCGTGAGGGAGAGGGAGGATTTGTGCGGCCGTGGACCGCGGCTCTGTCCCCGTTGGACCATGCGGATGGATTCATTGTTGTTCATAGAGTGTACCCTCAGAGAGCACGACCAAAGATCACAACCAAAGAGCACGACCAAGGAGCACGCCCCGGGAAACCGGGTGGCGTGGTCGCCTTCATACGCGATGTTACTCAAGTGCCCGACGGAGTCGGGTGTGTTGGTGCGTGGCCGTTTCATACCGGTGTTACTCAGGTGTCCGACGCAGTCGGATTCGTTGGTGGGTGGTTGCCCGTAAGGGCGCTCGCTTTGCGAGAGTGTTGGTGCGTGGTCGCCTGTCATGGGCGATGTTACTCGAGTGTCCGACGGAGTCGGATTTGCTGAGGTGCATGCAGACGTACCCAAAGAGCACGCCCCGGGAAACCGGGTGGCGTGGTCGCCTTCATAAGCGATGTTACTCAGGCGCCCGGCGGAGCCGGGTTTGTTGGAGAGAGTCTGGCGGAGTCAGTGACTGAACACCGGTGCGTTCAACGTGTGGCCCTTGGGCCAAGTTTGCAAGATTAATCCTACCTGTTTCGGAGTCCAGGACAGGGGGGCCTCTCGTTTCGGC